GACCCGAACCGCATCCCCCTTCCACCTCAAAGGGATCATCATAACTCAGATCGTAACTAGTTGGTGTGCTCATTTAGGTGCCTCATACCATTTGGAATCGCCGCCGTAAGGGTTGGCTCGCGGGTCTGTGCCATACTTGGAGTATTTCTGCATCTGACCGCCGGAGGTTGGGAAGACATAATCCCAAACCGTTTGTTGATTCACGGGCTCTTCGCCGTCTCCTCTCGTATCATTCGGTTGTTTACCGTCGTTTTGACCGGAGTGGCCGTGTGCCAAATCGCTATGACGCACCCAAATATATTCGCCGGCCCGTTTGAGACAGACACACAGCCAATCGGAGTCCATCGGGCCTCCTAATTCTACGACCATCAGGCCTACATTTTCGGCGCTGGCGGCTGGAAACTCCCCACTTTCATAGCATGGGAGACGGACCATGGTGCCCGTATCTGGCTGCTGAGTCTTTTTGTTTAGAACGCCTTCGTCCCAAATGACATCGCGAGCGACAGCGTACTGATATTGTCCGTCCGTTGCTTCAAGAGTGACTCTCTTGCCCACCAGTCTTTTGGGCTGTCTGCCTTTGAAGGCAGGGCTGAAGTCGACCCACTGGCTTTTCTGCTCCACGCCTTCACGTTTTCCGTAGGCGTTCGAACCCTCAACCTGGGGTTTTTCGGGGTTCATGTCATCGAAGACGACCTTGACACGACCCCTTTCCTCTGGGTCATCAACACTGACGATGGTCGCCCGAATCGAACCCTTCGGCCCCGCGGCGATAGAGTCGATGGCGTCACGCTGTGTGGAATAGTGGGCGAGAGCCAGCAGAAGGGGGTTTGTTTCCAGTCTGGGTTCGAACTGATTCATCCTTTCCTACGACGTGTGTTTTCGCGAAGAATGTAGCGCGGGCGGCGTTTCGGTGGCGCGACTGGAGCAACGGGGATGAAATCCACCGGTGGGGCTGGATACCGAATCTCGGGCTCAGGGGAGTTTTCGATTTCTGCTTCTTCTTCCACCTTTTGAATGGCCTCGAAGGTGTCAGCGAGGGAGGCGGCGAGGAAAGCCTCCAGCTCCACCTCCTCTGTCTCCTCTTCAACCACGGGCTCAGCTTCATGCTCAGCGGCCACCTCAAGCATTTCCTCGTGGGTGGGTTCCACCTGGACTGGCATCTCGGGTTTGGGTTGAGTTGTGCGGCGGCGACGTGTGGCCATGTCAGTTCAGCATGTAGAGTGTTTGATCCTCAACCAGCGGTTCGCGCCATGCAACGTCCTTCTGTTGGTCGAAGAAGCCATCCTCAGCACCGGCGAGATCGGCGGCGAAGTAGGCGTAGGTGACCTTGCAGTTGTTGGGATCTTCGAGGTAGCTCTCGGGTCCTTGAGGACAAAGCGGAGGATATTTGTAGATGCTGGCGTCCCAAATTGGGGCAGCTATCGGTATGATCGATTTTACCCGAAGGTCACGTTGGACGAAGCCGGTCAGTGCACGATTGCCAGTTGGCTCCAGATAAACTCCATCCCAGTCGCCATTGTCGAGTGCTTGGCGAAGGTGGAGTGGGTCGTACTCATTCAAGTAGGTTTCGGTCCACTCATCGTACTTTTCGTCTATCGTGAATTCAAGTGCCGCCGGAGCAAACTCACCCGATGGAGTAGGCGAATCTTCGAAGTATTCGTCGATGTTGTAGAAACCCTCAACGTCAGAATAGAGGAACGGTTCGCTGTAGAGAACGGCTCCGACTCCGGGATCTTGACGGTAGAAGACGACCTCTTCGTAGATTTGTGGTTTGATGATTTCTGTCGGACAGCGCATGTCCTTGAGAGAACCGTCTGTGCCCCCGTAGGTGAAGTCCTCAACGACCAAATTTGCTCTGCTCCACTTGGCGCCATTCCGCCCATACTCAGACGGGAGGCGGATGAAGGAGCGGTCCCAATTCTCGTCTCCGGGGCCGAGATTCAGGTCAGAGAGAAGCGGGTTGGCGTAGGTGTCGTTGGCGAAGGTGCGGGAGTCGGTGACCTCCAAAGACTGCGTCTTCCACGGTCGCAGTGTGACACCGGCATTTTGAACTGCGGGTGCGAGATAGAATTTCGCAGTGGAGAACACCCACTCGGTGATTTGCGCGGGAGGATAGGAGTTGTTCGAGGGTCCCACCCAAATTTTGGGGAACGACTGAATGCCCGCTTCTGACAGGGCCTTGTATTCAAATCTCAACGCGCAATTCAGTTCTTCCACCGTCACAAACAGGGAGAAATCCTCTGTTTCGTACAATTGCCCGAATGTGATGGGATCGAAGGCGTCAGTCACATAGACCGCGATTTGAGAGAAGTCCGGTCCAGGATCTGGAGACTGTGAGAATTCCCAGCCGATGCCAGTTTCCATGTTCCAGTTTGTTTCAACCCAGCCATTGACGCCATTGGGTGACTCATAGAACATGGCAACACCCGGAGTTTCCGGATCCTGCCAAAGATCTCCCTGGTCAATGACACACGAACCGTTGGAGAGAATGGGTTTAAGAGGGAAATAGTCACAGTCGGGAGTACCAAATTGACACACCGACGTAGGATAGTCGATCTCCACCCACAACTCTTGACGATCACGATCGAGATAAAGAACTGCGAACGCGCCTGTTTCGGTGTTCCAGTAGTAGTCACCCACATTAGCGCTCGCCGGAGGTTGATCACCAACGTAGCACTTGTTCCCAGTCACCAATCCTAGCAACTTGTCGAAGTTGATGAGAGTGTCGACAGGGGCGAGATAGAGTGCCTCCTGTTCGTCGAAACCGTGAATGTCGAGGGCGTCAAAGACGAAGTCCATCGGGCGAGCACCGCCCTTGTTGCCCCACACTCCGAGGAAGTTGTTGAGCGGTCCACGCTCATTGTAGGGAACCGAGGTGACGAGTTCGACTCGGCCGGTGAAGTCGGCACTGATGTCGATCACCTGGGGGTTGGCGCCGAATGCGGAAAGAACGGTGATGCTGGGGACGAAGGTTTCTCCCTGAGTCGTGGTCGCCCTGTAACTCACATACAGGAAGTCACCACGAATCTCCCAATTCAGTTTGTAGTCGCCTGTTTGATAGATGTTCGGAACCGCGGTTCCATTGACCTGCACAGACAGGTTCGAAGCGTAGGCGGGAGTGAATACCGTCGTTTGAAGGGCGTTGTTGAAGAACTCAATCTCGTACCACTCCGGCTGACGGACGTCGGCGTCATTTACGTAGAATCCCTCGTCGTCCAACACGCAGTTGAAGAAGACGAATCCTTCTGCGGTGACCCCGTTGGGATTGTGAATGTAGAAGTTGTCTGGATTGAAGATGTAAAGACCTTCGACACTCTGGAAACTCGGGTTGATGTAGATAAACCCGTTAGCGAAGGAGTCGGGGAAGAAGTAGTAGAACTCGTCTGGGCTATCTCCCGCATCCCAGATAAACACACGACCTTCAGGTGACTGCCAGATTGTGCCCGGCTTGATGTCGTACGTGTATGGCGGTGGCGCTGCCTGATTTTGAAGACTTATGAACGCCGTCGCGGTGCCAGTTTGAACCCACTGGTCGCCGATGTTGGCGTACAACGAGTTTACTCCAGCGTCATACCACAGAGGATTGGTGTTAGCGGGAGGAAGATCACCCAGGTGGAGATATGTGCCTAGACTGAAGTTCAGACCAGCAACGTTATACGATCTCTCAATGTTGTAGACGTCAGTGACCGGATTGAAGCCAGCACCCGCTTCACCCCAGTCGGAAGGGTCTGTCCACTCAACGATCTGAACTTGCTTTGACGCAATTGAACGTTTAATCTGTGCGGCGTACGCCCACACGAGTTCCACCCTGTTCCCAATCGCCTCCGGTGGAACATACAGTTGCCACAGACCTTTGGACTCCACCCACTGACATTCCACCCAAGGGGTGAAATTGTTCTGGTCTACCGACAGGTAAACGGCACGATCGAAATAGTAGTATGATCCACCGTAAAGATTGAGTTGGACGTAATCGAGAAGAGTGTCGTTCTGACTAAACGGACTGACGATGAGATCGTAGTAGTCGTAGAATTGTGTGGCTCGAGTCAGATTGCCGGTCGAACAACGAAAATCGGCATCACCACTCGCGAGCGGTTCAGGGCGGTAGAAGGGAAATGGGCGGTTCTCGGCACAATCTACTTTGACCGCTACGCCGAGTTCGAGCAGCGAGAGGATTTCGGATGAGATCTCACCGATGTTCAACGAGAGGAAATCCGCCCCCTCTGTTAGGTCGTAGATATATGCCTGCTGATCACCGATGATCACGCGCTGACCGACTTTGATATTGGGCTTCTTGTCCGTGATAAGCGCAGGCTCCCACGAGCGGACTTCCCTCAGTCGCAGAAGCGTGTAGCCGTTATAAACACCGAATGTTCCACCAAGAAGTGCCCTTTTCTGGGCGACCGTTGTTGGGAGATCTGTCCAATAGTTATCACCACTCCACCCAAGAATCTGCGCGACCCAATTCAATTGGACATTGACTCTTTCGGCAACCTGTGAAATCTGAGCGAATTGCTCAGCTGACACTACCGAAGGCAGCTCATTTCTGAGCTCAAATTGAACCGGATTGAATATGGGTTTGGCCATCAGGTGTTAGTAGTAGAAGAACGGGAATTCTTTGTAAATTTGAAGCTGAGCGTCGGCCGGGAAACCAAATTGGGCTTGGGGAGAGAGGTCTCCTGTCGGGTTTGCCACACCTGGGAAGTTCCAGGGGACGACACCGTCGGCGAAGACATCATTGCCAAAGACCCACATTTGCACTCGTCCCCTCCATCGTGGATATTCTTGAACCCAACCTCCGCAAGTGTCCCAGCCGGTTTGAGTGCCTGATGAGATAACGTTGTTGAGAATGGATGGAGCCGGGAGAGGATACGGTGGGAAGAGCGGAGTGATGGTCTGAATGAAGGGGATTCCAAACTGGCTAAAGGAATAGTAGAAAGGCGGTTCCCAAACGAAGGGGATTCCCTCACTCTCACGGTTAGGTTTCCAAGTGTAGTTGCACCAGATGTAGAAGTTTCCGCCCGCCCACATCTGATCCGGGATCTCCATGCTGTTGTCCCAGGGACCGACTTTCAGACCGACCTGCGGGGCGACATTTCCTGGACAGATTGCGCCAGGAGGAACGATCCGACCGATTTCCCAACCATCGTCCCTGACTTCTGGGTTGGAGAAATATGGGCGAATTGTCGTGTTGTAGATTTCGAAATCTTCGCCAATTTTGAAGTCAACCGGGTTGCCGTAGATGTCCTGAGCACCGCCCACCCGTTCAAAAACTCCGAGGGCCCCGTCACCAAATGGGGTGACCTGCATTGTGTAGCTCAACTGTGTGGGGACAAACTGAACAGGCTTTGCGGCCATCTGCCCAAAAATCTCGTTTGGATTGCTGGTGTTTTTGGTGTAGAAAATGAGTTTGAAATCCTCGGTGACGATGACGGGATGGTCAAACTCCTGCACAATAGTCATGACCTGGGGCCATGAACCAAGCTGGGGTGCCGTTACTGTTGTGGAGATGAGATTGGCCATCAATTTAAGGAGGAGGTGTGGTAGAGTAGATCCAGTTGAGCTGGAAGTAGACCTGGATTAGCATTGGGACCGGGTCAGTATCTTTTGCCAATCTCCACGGGGCCAGACAGTTGAGGTTGGCTGATGATGGCCGTTGGTTGGTCCAGGTTGAAGGCATATTCTTGAGTGGGTCCCCATTAGCGGGATTCGCTAAAATCCAACCCTCAAAACGGCCTATAGCCGAGTTTTGGCCCGCACCCGTGGCCGTGGTGGCTGGGCCATAATAAGGACAAGGATTATAAGAGTGGTCCTGAGCGGCGGTTCCGCCAAAAGTGTTGGAAGCTAATCTGCTGCCGTAGCTATTGTACGCCGTCTCGTAGTTGAACGGGGCCAAATAAGTGGGGAGTTGGGTGGTAGTGATGTCTTGCCCACCAAGTCCAGCAAAGTTGTAAGCCTGTGGTCCCGAACATGTACGAGTGTCACTACTGCTGTAGTATTTTTGGAAGAAGGGGTAGATAAATGGGTTTTGCCAATAACTGGCACCTCCAGCTGTCCACCACCAAAAGTTACCGCCGTCCCAAGGCACAATCGGGCGAGGAGTGTAATTTAGGTCGTTACTGATAACGATGTCCATTCCAGTAAAGTAGTTTGTCTGAGACCCTGGGCCACCGCAGGCCCAGTTGGAACGGAGTGTTGGCAGTCCCTTCTTAATGACTTCAAGGTTGATACTGGTGGTTCTAGTTTGAAAGAAGAAATAATATGGGGTGCATGAGACATTACTGAAGACGTTTGGGGCCAAAAACGGCGTCCAGTCTCCTTCGACGCCAGCCGCATTGACAACCTTCAAGACCAGCGGTTTATTCCACGACTGTCTGGAAACACGAAGAGTCCCCAGCATGAAAGGTGACACAGTGAATGAAAACTGTATCGTGTAGGGATTGAGAACCTTGATGTCTTTTTGTTGAATGAGTGTCTGCCCCAAAAACACTCTAACCGGGGTGGGCTCTTCATCGTCGGCGGGGTTATAACCTGTGATTGTGATTCCAGGCCGTTGCTCGGTTTCAAAGATCAAATTTTTGATCTCATAGCTGACAAATGGCTGGTCCCATTCAACACTAATGACGACTTTCTGAGGATAGGTCGCCTCAGTGTCACTAACTGTGATATTTACGATTTTCATGGGTCAACGACCTCCAAGGTGATCGCGTTGATCGTTGGGTTGCCTGGCTGAGTAAAGAGAGACACAGTGGCTCCCGTGAGCGAAGTGTTTTCTGGCAGCGGCGGATAGAGCAACACAGAAGCTCCCACAATGAGGGTTGCAGGCGGCAACGGTGGTGGTGGCGGATAGGGCAGGGGGTCGGAGTTGACGTCTACGCCATACAACTCCAGGCCTTCGTATGAGGTCCGAAGAAGGGTGGGAGGGGCGAGATAGCGAGGTGTGAAGTTTCTCACTTCCTCCCACAGGTTGATCAGCTGCTCGTCCCAATAGACTGTCAGCCAGTCGGCGATGGGCTCGTAGTCCCGATTTACGATCTCCCGAATGTCATCTTTGAAAAGCTCGCCATTGGGCTTGTAGGGAATCTGATAGTTATCGACACTGACGATGGCGAGACGGCAAAGTGACACGTTCTCGGGGACGAGATTCGTCGGATAGATCGCGAGTTGCGCACGAGGCCGCGGAGCGGTCGGTCTTGTGGGGATGTAGAGCAGTCCGGACACAGTGAGTTGGGATGCACTGGTGCGAACGTTGAAGCCCCAGTCCAGTCTCCACCTTTTCTGTGGCACGAGATCCGTCTGAAATTCCCAGTAGAATCCCTCACTGTCTCTCTTCGCCTGTTGTTGCTGGACAAGTTTCCACCGTACACCCACTTCTGAGGAGGCGACGCTCAATGAACATGGCGGCACGTTCTCCGTCAGTTCTGTGCGAATCTTGATGGTGTCCAACTTCCAGGGGAGAACCGACTCCCACTCGACCCAGCTGTCAGTGGGTTGCTCGTAGTCTGGCATTCCGGGCAAAATGCCCGCCTGAGCGCCCGGAGTGCGATTGACGAGATCAATGAAGTTCTGCCAGCCCAGTCCGTCTGTGGCTTGTGCGAACAGATTGATCCCAGGAAACGGCCACGGGTCCGCGACATCATCGCTCCTTCGAAAACTGGCCGAAGCACTGTCATCCACATTGAAGTTCAGTCCAGCGAGGCAGTAGTCCTCTACCTGAAATGGCAGCGGTTGCGGCTCGTCATCATAAATGAGTTGATAGCAGATGAGATATCGCCCGTCTGCAACTCCCACCTCCCGAAAATCCACGAAAGTTTTGTAGATGGGAGTTGTTCCCTCTTCCCACACGACAACGCCGTCCTCGATAAGGAGAACATCACGATTTTCGGACTGATTGACGTACAGAGAGCCCGGGCCAAACTGATCGTTTCCCGGGGGAATGAGCACGTATCCACGACCGCTCTCCTCAAAGAAGTCCAGCTGGTACTGCTCAGAGGCTGCGGGCAGCCGCCCGTAAATCGGCCTACCGACGGGGTTCCACTCGGTGGGCTGAACACGCAGTCCTTTCACCTCTTTGTACTGCTCTGAGAGCAGTTTCACCCTCTGCGGGTTGACCGTTGTGGTGAGTTGAGGGGAGATGCCGAGAACTCCCGAGGAAGAGGGAACTGGAGTGAGGGCTTGACTCATAACGCTAACGTTCCATCACCGTAGGAGACGGGATTTAACGCCTCCTTTCCACCACTGGCGTACGAAAGCGCGGGCACCTCACTCGCGTAGTCCGTGTTCTCCCACACAAAGACGCTCTCTGCGCCGAGCGCATTCTTGGAGCGGAGGGAAAACTGAGTGATGCCGAGTTTGATTCCCGACGTATCGGGACCATTTGGAGCTTTGATCTGCTCCTCGCACTTGTAGAGACTGACGACTCTCAGCAATTTCCCGCTGAGTTCTTCAATACGCGCAGTGTCGACCACCTCTTGCCCGTCCCAGTTGTAGGCCGGAGATTTCGCGGTGAAGTATTTTGTCACGCGGAGCATATTTTTTCCATTCTCGGAGAGAACGAGCTCTTCAAAGTTCCGCAGTCCAGTCGATGCGAAAAATGGAATGGCCGCTTGGTTCGACACGTCGGTCGGAACAAGGATTCCCGCGCTGATGTAGACTGCGGGAGCGAATAGCGGTGAGAAGTGTTTCGTCGCCACGTACGAAAGGATCGTGTTCTGTTGTCTGAAGAGTGTGGTGTCCCCAGGCGCGAACACGAACATGGGCTTAGGCGGACACAGTTGCGCCACGCCATTCGCCGAACTTGGGGAGATTTGCCGCTCCAACTCGAGACGAATGCTGGGAGAAGTGTCAATTCGCGAGATGAGTCCCTGATCGACGAGTTCGGTCATGTTTGCCGATGTTGGGGTGAAGCCGGTCAGTGAGAAATAGTACTCGTTCTCAGATTGAGCCGTAGCGCGATAGCTGATCAGAGTTTGTGGAGCAAAACGCGGAGAATACTGAAACAGCGGTTGCGAAAGCAAAGCATTGGCTACATTCACAGTCTGAAGCATTCCGCTTTGAATCAGATCGTCAAAACTCTCCGACAAAGTTCTTCCGGCGGACGGAAGGAAGGTGAATGTTTTGGCAACATAAGCATATTTCGTGACCACGCCCGCGTTGAGATCTACGTAGAAATAGTATGGATCCACCTCTTCATCGGGTCCACCACCGACTGATGGAGTTTTCACCCAACTTCCCTGTGTGTAGGTTCCACCACTTTTTAAGATACTGAGAGTGGCTTGAATATTGGAGACATTACCGGTTGTTTGCGCTCCAACAGTGTCGTTTGTTGAAGGTTGAAGGGTGAAGTCTGCCGTCGCAACGAAACAGTACCATCCCACTCGATAGTAGAGATTATCAATCCCCGCCGGTTCATAGAATCGTTTCTGACATCTTCCATTGGAGTCAGGATTCAACTCCTGGTCCATAGCGATGATATCCGGATCGTAGAAACTTGTGCCCTTGTTGTTGACATAGTACTCCGAACCCTCCGCCCACGCGACAAAATCCTTTGGCGCACTGAGTTTACCTTCAAGGATAAACGGGGTGGGAGAGAGCGACGCATCAGAAAACTCAAAGTTCTTGAGAACCACAATAAGCGAGTTTTCTACGTCGGGATTCCTGAACACCTGTCCCTGGGCGTAGACTCCTGGCGCCCACTTCAGAATCTTTTGGATAGAGAGATTTTCGTACAGAACTTGGGCCGTTTTGGACGAGCTATAAGGTGTGTAGGCCTTAATGACTGGCCACGCGGCTTCAGTTTGTGGAGAGTTCGGATCGCCAATGGTCAACAAGTCATTGACGGAGAACGTCTCCTGTTGTGTTTTGAAGTCGAGAAGTCTTGTAGATACGACTGACGTGGGATTGACCCCGAGAGGGGTGTTGTACGCCCGAGATCCAAGAATGTCTGGCTCAGAATAACGTGTGTCGGCCGGGAAAGTTTGTATCAGCGCGGAGTTGACATCCGCCACAGTCGGGTCATAGCTCGACGGGAATGTCGCCCCGGGGGTGAGAATGCTGAAAAGATCGTTTCTCAGACCCAACGAGAATGTCTTCAGAAAACCCGCATACTCTGCAGATGGATCATACGAAAGATCGATCTCATACTGAACTTGACTCAGGTTGATGGGATAGACATGACCCTGCATCTCCAGCGGCATGGAGAAATCGACGATGTTTTGAGCGCGCTGAATCTGTTCGTTTGTGGGTTCGGTGCCGTCTGGGTTTAGGAAGAAGAATGAGATGTGGCCATTGGCGGCCATGTAGTCATTCAACCAAAGATATGTGTATTGCGAGGAACGATTTGGCAGCACCGCAGTGAAAGTGCCCGCACCAAAGAGATCTTCAAAGAGGTCTTGCCAGTCTTGGGCGGAGACTGGGTTCCGGCGGCGAATGAGGGTGAAGAAACGTTCCTTCGTCTGGTCGAGGGGTTCGACGTCCGAACCACCCACCGCGGCGATGGGGTTGGTGACACTGTCAACAACAACATCAAGCGAAGACTGCAGGGTGATCGTGTTCGGGGCGACATTGTTGAAACTGCCGACCAGAACAGAAGACGCCGGAACATCACCTACTGACTCATTTGCACCAAAGACGAGATCCTCTGAGGTGACAAATTCAAAAGACTCTCCGCTTGTGAGATTCGCGTTAGTGGAGAAAGTGGTACCCGCCGGGATTGTGCTTTGGAATCCCTGCGGCTGAATTTGAATTCTCAAACGTGTGGTCGACGGCGTGCCAAGGCGACGCATCGCACCAAGGAATGGGCCGATCCACTCGATCAGCACCGACTCCGGCAGTTGATTTGCCCAGAACAGGAATTCACCCTGAGCGAACGCTTGACCTTCAAGCAACGCCATCAGCGGGTTACCCGCGCTGAAATCATTCAGCTTAGCGTTTGAAGAATCGTAGACCCTTTTCGCAGCCTCGTTGACAAGCTGCGCCTCGGTCCGAGGGTCAATGTTTACCGCCGGTAACGGAGCATAACGAGGCATGATTTATCAACCAACAGGGCACTGATTGCTGGCTGCGGTGCCAGCGTAGTTATTGCAAGTGGAGTCTGCGCGGGCGTAGAACCCATTGTCGATGAAGAGATTGTCAAGGCGCTGCTTCAGCATCAGCACAGTGACGAGATCCGCGTCTCCCATCGAGCTGAACTTTTGATCAAAGGTGGGATTTGGAACACCACCGGCAAACTGATATTTCGAGTTAGTGGTGAAAGAGAGAGGAGCGTTGAGAGGATTGTTTGCCGGAACCCCCAAATCAAAACAGCCGGCACCCGCGGATTGTTCGTATCCGAAGTTCCAAGGACCGGTGACGGTCTTAGCGCCAGAAATAGGAGGTGTATTGTAGCAACCCGACTGCTCTCCAGCAAGAGTCACATAGCGGGAGTCAACACCGTTGGGCCCGCTAAACTGGAGGGAATCGAGACCAAGTTGAGGAAAATGCCAATCAAGATCGGCACCGTCAAAATATATTTGTTTTGCACCATTTAACCATTGACTTGTGACGATTACGCCACTTGAGAAAGTTGTCTTTGCGATCGCCCTATCCCGCCTTACGGGTCAACTCTGTGAAGGTTTTACCCTCACACCTCCTTACACTTGGTACCTTTCAGGTGCTTCGCGAGGTTTCCTGCGTTCATGAGGAGACCGCACTTTGGACACGGCTTCTTTTTCGAGTTCGTTTCCGCCATTTTTGCCGAAATAATCTCCTTTCGTTCAGTGTTAGTGGCCCAATCCTCAGTTTGGGATATACTCATTTTCTCTTTAATTTCTTTCGCCCAACGGCTGCCATCTTCAAAGGCCGGTTTAGGCGGCTCAATTCGGCCATGAGTTCCTGCCACCATTTTTGTTTTATTGTATAACAAAGGATCTCCAAAGTACTGAATTAACAATTCCTTCTCAAAATCACCTGTTTGAAGATCATCCTCTTTAAGCACTTCAAAGGTAAACGCCAAAGGATTCTCTCTAAAGTCTGTGTAAAGTATTGACCGCTTATTGTGGTAGTGATTATGAACTCTCATAAGGTAGTGCCCAAAGGTTTGGGCTGACCCAATATAAAATTGTTCGGTAAGGGTGTTGGTAATTTTGTAAGTGATCATGAAAAAAGCCCCGAAGAGCGAACTCTTGGGGCTAGTATAGTAATTGCCAATTAAAGGGAAACTACAATGAAAGCACTAATTGCGCTCCCAGTAGTTAACGGTCATGCTCACCTCGATGGTCTGCACATCACCGGAGTCGCGAGCGACTTCAGCGGTGGTGATACTGGTCAGCAGGCATTCATAGAGAATGTACTGACCACCGCCAGGACCAGAGTTCAGACCGTCACAGCTGCGAGGAGTCACCGTTACGGTGATCTTCTGACAGTTGTAGTCGATCCAAAACTGTTCGAGGGGTTTGAAGATCGCTGGATCGTACGGGGCGCCGAGAGTAATATCGTCGGCGGTACGAGGACCAACAACGTGGTAGATCCGGTTCCCTGTGCCGTTGGCGTAAGTTGACGAGTCACTGGAGTCCTGTACTCCGGAAAACTCGGTGAAGACCGCAGTGAAGGTCGGACCGCCAGCGGCGGTGAAGGACACTTCGTACTGGGCCTTTGTCAGTGGGCGCAGAATAGCCATGGGATCACCTCCTTAGTAACTAGCCTTATCAGGCCAGAATGTCGGTGATCATCGCGCCAGAACCGATCAGACCGGTGGTGCCGAGGCCCACAGGGTGCACAGCACGCTCGACGGTGATCTCAGCACGGACCACACGACGCTCACGGATGTAGTACTCAGGACGAACGGCAGGGGTGCCGGTGAGCTGGTAGGTGTAAGCGAAAGCCGGAGTAGCGGCGTTGGCGCCACCAGCAGGCATCACAGCGTCAGAAGGACCATTCGGGCTGTAGAACAGCAGGACGCCGTTCTCAGGGAACACGGGCAGCAGCTGACCGTTCTCGGCCAGATAACGACCCTCAGCCACGCGAATGCCGCGCTCCAGACCGAAGTAACGAGCAAGCATGTCCACGTCGATGGAATCGGCGGTGGTGTACTTGATACGCTCGAGGATGCTCTGGTTGGTCAGCAGTTGGTCGAAGATGGCGGTACCGACGATCATCGAGTTCGGACGGATACCGATCTGGTACGAAACGCTACGCTTCAGAGTCAGCACAGCTTCGATCGGATTCGAAACGGGGTCGCCCCAAGGAGCA